GATGTCGTGCTGGCAGACGTGGCCGATCCACTGGCCGATGTGATGGTCTCGTTGTCCTGAAATGTGCCGGTGATGGCACCAAGCTTGATGGTGCCGGTTGTCGCGGTCAGCTGCACTACGCCCAGGATTTCCGCTGTGGCGCTGGACGTGCCGCCGGTCAGTGTTTCACCAAGGGCAAAGTCCGCTGTCAGTGCATCATAGCTGATCTGGTTTACCGCTTCGTCCGTGTGCGGGTGCCAGTTTGTGCCATCGTATATCTGCCCCAAGTCGGACCCGTTGACGGCCACAATGTAATTGCCGCCCGCCACGCCCACTTGCTGCGCCGACCAATCGCCCGAAGTCATCAAGCTAATGACGGGCGCGGGCGCTGTCGTCGGGTTCAGGCCGCTCACATCGTAAACCGCGTTTGCCGTGGCCGCGAATAGCGCGTTGGACCCCGGTTCAATAAAGCTGAACAGCGCGCCCACCGGGTCCGTCACGAAAGCCGCGCGGGAAATACCGCCCCGAACCTTCAAGCCGCGATCCGTGGGCAGGAAGTTTTCGCACACCTCTGCGCCGCGCGGGTCTGCCGCTGCAACGGGCGTGTTTTCCATGATGCCACGAATGGGCGCGGGCAATGAAACCGTGACGCCCTGGGTGGTGCGGCGAGGTCGTCTCATGGCGTGATTTTCCATGGATAGGCGATTTTCGCCCGCACGTTGCGGCGGGACTGCTGCGTGATCAAACGCGCGCCCTTGTCCGATTCAATCTCGCGCGCAAGCGCCACCTCTGCCGTGGCCATGTCTTCGCTGTAATCAAGCCCCTTTTGCTCGCGCCAGACCCACAACAGCATCAACTCGATCAGGCGGTCATCCAACCGGAACGTGTCATCATCCGCCGTGAATTTGGCCTTGGGGGTGCCGCCCGTGCTGGCCACGCAGTTTTCTGACACGTAGAACCACTTGGCGTTTTCGTCCGATGCAAGCGCGGGCCGATACACGACATTCCCGCCGTAGAGCGTCCAACTGCCCATGATGGTGTCGTATTCGCGGATCTCCAGGTGCAGCCAATCTTCGGGCGAGATGTGCAGCAGCGGGTGTTCCCACCGCGTTGACCAGATCTGCGTTTCCTTTGGCATCCGCAGGTAATCGGTCGGCAGGGCGTATTCGGTCGTGGTGCCGTCGCCCGTGTGCGTTTCAAGCGTCTTGAGCAATTCCCAATCGTGCGCGCGCACAATCTTGTCGCTGGCCTCAATGAGCGCACGGCGCAATTCAACTGCCGTCCTGTCGGTGCTGCCGAACAGAAGTGTCGGCGCGTCAAGACCAATCTTGACCGCCGCATCCTGGCAGATTTCCAGCGCCGTGCGCGTCATTTATGCGGCCTCCGTTTTCTTGGCCGTGAGGTTTTGCAATTCCTCGGCCATGCGCTTTCGACCCCAGCGCCCATCAACCTCAACGCCCGCGTCAATGAGCATGTTTTTCAGGTCGTCATCGGTCATGCCGTCGAACTCATCGGCAATGTTGACCGCTGCGGGCGGGGTGCCTGTCTGCGCCTTCAGTTCTTCGATTTGACGGCGCAGCGCCGCAATTTCGGCTGTCCCATCGGCGCGGGACAGATACGCCTGCGCCGCCTCAACAGCGGGGCGCGCACCCATCCCAAGGCGCTTGATGGACGTATCCGGCAGGGCCGCGAGTTGTTCCACCGTCTGGATCTTCTGCGACTTGAACTCGGCGCGTTGCGCTTCGGTCAAGGCGGGCAGTTCCGACAACGGGGTGCCGTTGACCAGTTCGGATTCATCTTTCTTGAACGCGGCGTAAACTTCAGGGAAGCGTTCCGCATAGGTCATCTGCCGATGGTAGTGCGGCACGAAGTGCATTTCGTCGGCAGGCGCGTGATGCTCGCGCTTGTTGTCAGCCGGGAAACCGATCTGAATGTATTCCACATTGTCGAAGATCGGGCGGGCCGCTTCTTTCGACTTGCGCGGGTTTTCGACGGCTTTGAAGTAAAAGCGAACGCCCAACCCCATGTCTGGATTGTCAGCCATAAATATTGCCTTTCTGAGAGGATGCAGGAAAGGGGGGGGAAGGTAAGACCACCCCCCCCTATTTGTTAGTTGGTCACGCCGACCGTGGGGTAAGTCAGAACCCCTTCGGCGTTTGCAGCCGCACCACCGTTGGCAGTGGTCAGGACCGCGCCAACAAGGGTTTTGGTGCCAGAGCCAGCCGCGTCATCAAGTTCGCCCGCCGTGGTGGTCGAGGTGATGACAGCGTTGGCCGCGCAGCTTGCCGCAACGCGGATGGATGCAGTTCCGAAGACCTGGACCCAGCCATAATCGTTGTCAGCGAAAGCAACGCCCGCCACACCAATCTGCTGCCCGTAAACAGCCGTGGTGTTGGTCGCCATGGCCGCCTGCCACGCTTCGTCAATGACGACTACGTAGCCCGCGCCCGTGATGGCCCCGGATGCCTGCACGTAGACCCATTCAGAGCCGTTCGAGCCGCGCATACGGGTGCCAAGTTCATGCTCGGGAAAGACATTGATAGCCGTCCCAAGCGTCAGTGCCTCGGTGAAGTTCGCACCGATGGCGTTTTGACCGATAGTCATGGTTAAGGCTCCTTATGCCGTGTAGAGCTTGGCCATGTGAATCGGGTTCACCATGGTCAACTCACCGTAGAAACCGATGTGTTGAACCACAGCGTCCTGGTTCACAGGGGTTTGCTTGCCGCCGAACTTGCTGAAATTCCGATCCTTGTGGTAACGGAAGTGCAGGCTGTCGGTGTCCACGAAATAGGTGGTGTCGGTCGGCATGGCCGATCCAATCCCGCCTTCCAGCACGATGTCGATGGACTTGCCCGCGCCGTAGAACTTGAGGCTTGGGAAGCCCAGTTTTGCGACGCCGCCACCATCGGTGATGCGCTGAATGTTTTCCGTGGCCGCCATGTAGGCACCGTAATGATCTTGCGAGCACATGATCAGGTTCGGGCCTTTTTTGCCGCGCGAGCGTTCAATCACGATCTGGTTGAACATCGGCTTGACGCCCGCCGTTGAAACCGTGGTTTCGCTGGTCTGGTCCCACGATACGGAACCCGCATCATAGGCCGATGTGCGCCAGATGGTGTTGTTCGCCCGCGACAGACCGCCGTAAGTGCCGGTGGTCGGGTCGGTCGGAATGGCAAGCTGAAGGCCGCCAATCTGGCGTCCACCGTCTGCGGTGCCGTCCGAATGGAGGTCTTCGGTGAAGCGGTCCTGCAATTCCTGTTCGGCAGCTTCCATGTGAACATCCATGATGTTCATCAATTGGGCGGTTGAACCGGAGTTTTGCAGAATGTCCTCCATCGAAAGAACCACCGACACAGCCGCCATTTTGGGCGTATATTCTGCATCATTGATCAGTTCGGCGGGCTTCGGGTTGAGGAACCCATAGCCCGAATAGCGGCTGTAAGTTCCAGACTCAGCATACAGCAGGCGCTCGCGGATCGTCGGACCCTCGAACGTCTTCCACATGCCCTTGTCTTTCATCACGGCCAGGAGGACGTTGGCATTCGACACGAGGTCTTGATAGCCGGACGAACGATCCTCAATGGCCAGCGACAACGCCTCTTGCAGGCGCTCGTTGGTGTTCAGAGCCATTTGGCTTCTCCATTAGGTTAGGCGAGGCCAGCCGAGCGGAACGCGCGGGATAGGGCCTCAGTTCGGGTTTGGCTGGACTTCCGCGTGCCAGGGTTTGAGCCTGCCGTTGGTGCGCCAGTTACAGACCGCGCGGGCCGGGTTTGAGCCGGGGGCGCGGGAGCCGCAGTAGGCTGCGGCACAGGGGCAGGTGCCGGGTTCATCCGGTCTGCCTTTTCGTAGGCGTCTGAAAGGTCCGACGCATAGCCGGTCTCGATCATACGCGCGATTTCGGGGGCAAGTTCGTCAAAGCGGGGCTTGTCTGCCGCGAATTGCTGGACCTGGTTCAAAACGGCCTGCTGCCGCTGTTCCTGAATGGTGCCGTTCACTTGCCCAAATTGTTGCTGCATTTGCCGCACCTGCTGCGTCAGGGCGATAATTTGCTGGTCGCGGGGGTCTTGCTGGCCCTTCTGCTGCGGCTGGCCGGTCAGGTATCCCGCCATCTGCTGCGGGGTCATGCCCATGTTTTGGGCCAGCGTCATCAAACCTTGGCGCGGATCTTTGCGCAGCATCTGTTCCATGCCGACATAGTTCCGCAGCGCCGCGTCAACCGTGGTGCCTTGCTCTCTGGCCATCTTGATGAACGGCTCTAGCGGGCGAAGCTGCTGATCCTTTTGCTGTAGACCATGCTCCAACTCACGCACGGCGCGCTGCGCCTCACCCCGAACGCTTTCCGGGGCGTCCTTCCACGCGGCCTTGGCCTCCGCTGAGAAGCGTGCAGGCGGCTCTGCGACCTTTGAGGGGGTCTTGGGTGCCTCTTTGGCTTCCTGCCCGTCCTCGGCCTTCTCTGCGGCTTTGGCGTCGGGTTTTTCGGCTTCCTTCGCGGCAAACTTG